CCAGCGTTGATGTTACCAGCGGTGATGTTCCCACATATTACATTAATAGATGCCAAGATAGATATTGAACATTCAAACCTAACATCGCCCTCTATGGTCAATACACCGTCTTTAATGTCTTTTTCTACTGCTGATTGTGTTTTATATACTTCCATTACTTTACTCCTTTATTATTACCATTTGTTTGTAAGTTGGTCATGACTTTGCCTTTTTGACAACTCTAATTTTAGTTTTACGTTCAATCTCAAGACCAAGATAATCAAGTAAAGTGTCTAATTTTTCCTCAGTTGTCATTTCGGTAGCATATATAGGTTTGCAAGGTTTTATAACAACACAGTCTCTTGACGAAGCATAAAACTTTTCACCACTATCTGTTTCAATTTGCCATCTTCCAACATAACCACCTCTGCACGCAATCACAGTCCCCTCTTTACGCATATACGATACATAGACAATATCTCCAACTTGTATTTTACTCATAACTTTATTGCCTTTCCAACACTTCCAACTCATCTAATGGTACACAATAGCAGTCAATTTTGCCATTTGGTTGAATTGGGTATTGCCTTATTTTTTCACCGCTAACATAGTATTTTTCTGGCATTGATTTGGTCTTACTGAACGTGATTTCATTGTGAATGCCAACCTTAAATCTGGCTATCATCACAGTTCGGTCTTTCCAGCGAGGTTGCCAAATATCTATTTTTTGACAGGGTGTGTCTTTTGATAAAATCATAGGTAATGCCTATTCCTTTCAATTTCATTCTCAATTTGTAATAGCCACTCTTGGTCAGTCGCCAGTGGTAGTTCATAACCAGCCTCTTTTGATTTTTCCATAAAGTGGTCAATTGTACGTGCCATTTCCTCTTTGCTTAAATCTGCACTTGAACGTATAAAAGTGCGCCCTTTTTTGTTGTACCGATAGACTGCACTGTTGATGTCTTTGTACACCATTTTGGCTTCCTCAAGTGTATAGCCAAAGTGTGCGCCAAATGCTGCAAGTATCAGATGTAAATAACTATTCTGTGATAATGTTCTATTCACTCTGACTTCTTTGATATGCACTCGTCGCCTTTTGCGTGCCAAATATGTCAACCTGCTGCGTGCTGCTATCAACTCAACTGGCTTTGCTAAATCGTAGTTCATTGCGCCCTCAACTTTCTAGCCATGTTACGTTGAATTATAGGGTTCGCGGTTACCTCAATTTCGCAATACGCCCTTATGTTGTTTTCTTGTGGTGTGCCAAGTTTCAAATCTGGGTTATACATCACCAACCTTGATTTTCGTAGTCCACTAATCATCATATTGAACTGCAATTGTGCCATTATTTTGAATGGTATATCTTTGTGCGTTTTGATTTCTAAATGTCGCTTTTCAGCAAAGCACTTGACTTCAATCAACCAGTCTTTGTGGATACCATCGGGGCTGCACCCTGCGTTTGGATATTCATCATTTATCACAAAACCTGGGCGGTCAACTTTGCAATCATGTATCAATTCATACGTCTTGATAGCTATTGGTTCAAGTTTATGCCCTCTGTCAGTGAAATAGTTACCTCTGAACTGTTTGTCTTTATCATTCAAAGACAACGCTTTTGCCAAATCGCCAGAGAGTAAGCTATCAGCATTGCTGCCAGTAGCCCTACCCTCTCTGACTTTGTGCCATTCCTCGGTGTTTTGCTCAATACTAATTATCTGTATCGCCATTTTGTGCGCCTTTGTGTGCGTCTACGATGTCATTGAAGCGTTCATCAGTCGGTTCAACGTCCACTTTGTATTCGCCAGTGGGCATTTCCTCGGCTGGGGTTGCTTCATAACCTGCCAATTTCATTATCCAACCAATAGTGAGCCTAAAGGCTTTACCAACTGCACGTGTTTGTGCCATTGAAGCCACAGCGTATTCATCAAATGATTTTTTCAATGCTTCTTTGTTGCTGCAAACTGCCACGCCATAGCCAATGGTTCTATCGTCAGCCATGCGTACCAATCTGACTTCCGCTCGATAGCGTATATTTTCATCAGTTGAAATATCTTCAACCTTTTCAATTATTGGGAATATACCCATTGAAGCACCAGCGTACTGCCAACCCTCAACCAGCACATAGTTCTTATCTTTGATTGCTGCGTATAGGTTGTTGGTCACAATAAACGCTTTCAACTCTTTCGCAAAAGTCGCTACCGCCTTTGGGTTATCAAGTCTTATTACCGATGTCTTTTCGGTTATGCTCAATGATTTTTTATCTGCCATGATTATTTTATCCTTTTCATCAAGTATTGAGTAAATCGTGGGCTAGTGCCTTTGACTGGTTTGCCCTCTAACTTGAATGTATTAGCGATAAGTGTCGTATTTGGCACTTTCTTGTAGTATTTTGCAGGTAATAATTCACCGTCAATATCAAAGCTCACTCGTTCAGCTATTGTTAGAGTGATTTTGTCCGTTTTAATGGACTTGATGTTGTTGTCAATCATTGCCTGTTCCACGTTGCCCCACAACGTGCTTGCCAACGTGTCAAAGTTTTTCTTTGCTTCAATGAATTGTGCGAACTTGGGGTTGGCTTCTAATTCATTTTGCATTCGTTGTAGAGTGGTTTGCTCTGTTTCAAACAGTTCCAACTCCATTTTGATTTGCTGTTCTATGTCCATTTTGCTGTTCTCCTTATGTTATTAGTTACCCTTATATTTTAGCTTATAGCTGTATAAATTGCAAGTAATTGTTATGCTTATACCGTAGCCGTTGATTAGTTCTTTGCTGTTCTAAACCCAACGGCTACTTTTTGATATAGGGTTCAGTATCGCCTAGCATACGGTCAATCAATGTATAGTCCGTAAGTTGCTCTAACTTCAAGCGCATTACTTTGCGGTCAGTGAACCACTGCCGTATTCGTTTAATTAGATTTTTCATAATTGTCAACCAATTCTTTCATAGCTTCTTGAACTCTTTTGAAATCGTCAATGCTCATAATCTGGCTAAAACTAGCACCCTTACCATTGAATGCCATGTAACCTGCATTGCTAACTTGTTTTGGGTCTAAAGATATATAAAATTGTGCGCCACAGTCAGTGTCAAACAATGACTTATGTGTTGCCACTTCTTGCTGTTCTTCTGTTTTTTCCATTACATCATCTCCATGATTATTGTTGATTTGCTCGGTTTCGTTGCGTTATAAATTATTAGATATATTCTATTTCCCTGTACAGTCCCCCTTGTCATAAGATTTTTAATAAACTTGTGGATAGCCCAATCATCTGCTGTCCACATTTCACGTGAAGTTCTTTTTATATCCCAATAGCGCATATTAGCCAACCCTCTCAAGGTTATCAGCCAAACACTCAACCATTGCTGCTTCACTGTGGAAGTTGCTATCCTCTAGCCCATAGTGTGCAGCTTTCAAGATTTGCAAACCGGTTTCATTATCTCTACGGCTTAATGCGTTGCGTACTTCAATAGGGTCAAGTTCCATTTCACCACATCTAGGGCATTCCAAACCGCCCAATTCCACTCGCATTGTGTCAACTGCGTCACCAAGTACGTCATTGATAATTCCACGTGCTTGTAATAGGCTACAATCGTTGTCAAGCATAACTGTCTTTAGTGACTGTTCTAGTTTAGTTTGTAGATTGTAGTATTTTGTCCCTTTGGTTGCCATTGCTGTTCTCCTTTGTTATGTTTAGCTTATACCTTTATTCTAGGCTTATTCTTAGGCGTTGTCAATGGTTTTACCATTGTTTTTTGTTGTAGAATAGTCAACGCCCAAGTCGGGCATACCAAGTTCTTTTGGCGATTTGTAGCCACCGTCACGTATCGGCTTGATACTCGCAATGTTGCTTGGGTTCACATAATGTTTTTGCCCATTGACTTCAACCTCAATCAAGCCAGCGATGTCCGCAATTTTTGCAGCTTTGTCATCTGGTATCGTGATTGAATTGCCTTGATAGTCAGTCAGTTGATATTTCATACTCATACTTTGATTACTCCCTTTTTATCGCCTATTGATTTCTTTTTACCCCACACCAGCAAGTCAGATAACTTTGATTGCAGTTGTGCAAAGTCACATATTCTTGGTGCATATTTGTCAGTCTGTGCCAATGCCACGCCCTCTATCAACTTTTTCACGCCTACTAACTCATACTTCTTTAGCAGGTTTTTACAGGCGTAGCGATTGCGTTGCACGTTGCCAGCGATTGGTATGCCAGTCTTTTCCAGCCAGTATTCAAATAACTCATTGATTTCTGGTTTACCAAAAACTTCTAACTCATTTGGCGTAGCCAATTCTACGTTAGTAGAATTACTTACTATTTCAGTTTTTACTTTATTAGTATTTACTTGTGTGCGATTTTCCACTACTGGATTATCCATAACTGGATTTCCCACGAATGGTTTATCATATACGAAGTCTTGCCATACCAATAAGCCCTTTTTATCATTCACCCTAGTCTTTCTATAAAGGTGCGCTGCTTCAAGTTCTTTCAATGCTGTTCTGATTGACGCTTCACCGTCTTTGACTTGCGCCATTAGTCCATGCACAGATGTCGTCCAACCGTCTGGCTTTGACATCAAAAAAGCCCAAAGACCTTTCGCTTTTAGGCTTAATTTCTCATCATTCAATACGGCATTACGAAGTATCGTAAAGTTTGTTGACGGTTTGTTTCTGATTATCATGTTACCCCCTATTTGTTTGAGCCAAAGGGGGTTGCGCTAGTGCTTCAAAATTGCTAAACTATACCCAGTTTAGTCCGTTCACTAGCAGCCACCCCATGTGGCTGTTTTAGTTTCTGTTTAGTCCGTTCAAAGACTGTAACATTAGCTTTATTTTAGCCTTTAATGTCAGTGATAGCAATGCTATTTTTCTTTGCCTGTGCATAAATCAAATTACGCAAGTAAGAGGCGATTGTTCGGTTTTCATTGACCGCCAAAGCTTTTAAAATAGTCCACTCTTTCACTGGTAATTGTACCGTTTTAATTGTTGCTGCCATTATCGTTCTCGCTTTCTAACTCTCGCCATTTCAAAACTGGATAGAGTATTTCATTTGTTATGTAATCTTGATTGTGCGTGCCTATCAAAAAGTCAATAGTTGCTTCATCAAGGTATCGCCAATCTTCAACGTGTTCAAGGTATTTACGGACAACGATATACCAATACCCCTGTTCCGCTTCTTTCATCAACTTATCATCTGCCATTTACAACTCCTCTTGTAATAATATATCGCCAACAACGTCCCAAGCGTTGCCAACATCATCACGTAATACCTTAAATTGAGGGTTGCGGTGGTTCTTGGGTTGCACTTCACCGTCAATGACTTCTTGTGCAAATCGCCCCTCTTCATCGCCCCAAAGCAGCACATCTTTGCGTTCATAGTAGTCATTTGGTATCAACTCAATTGTTGAGCAGCCCAAAACTTTGTACATTTCAGCCAATGGCATATCACCATGTCGTGTGCCTAAATCTTCCTGCGTTCCGTCCTGTTTGAGCAGTGTGAACTGATAGAGTTTTTGGCTCGTATCGTCCTCTGCGTCAAGTGCGTCCGCTTGCGCCCTTTCAAAGTCAGCGTCAACTTCCTCTTGGTGCGCTGTTCTTGCGTCCTCGTCCTGTGGATTTGGGTCAGGATATGCCCCAAATGTGTCATCGTCATAATCTAACGACATTTTGCTGTTCTCCTTTTTACTTATGTTATGTTACATCTCTATTATAAAGATAAAACAATTGTTTTGCAATAGTATTTTTATAGATTGATAGCAAAAAAGCACCTACGAGGAGTGCTTTTTTGCCTAAACATAAGCACCAATGTACCCGAGGTAGACATTTGGGAGTTCGCTGCTTTGCATTGGTAATTTCTATTATCGTACTAACTCAAATACGTGTCAATATGGCTAATTCTTTGCGTTGCCTATGCTGGATTGCGTTTTGGTGTCAAAGACGATTAGTTATTCATTTCAAAATCTAGGGCTGTTAGAACGGCTTAAAACACATTACACACAAAAAGCCACAAATGCTGTGGCTTCGCTCTTGGTAGTTGTTTCGCCTCTCGGTTTGATATTCAGAGTTATATCAAGCCTTGCCCTATGGGTACGAGTTTATTAAGTGCGACTATCAGTATATCAATTATATTTAGGGTTGACAATGTTGCCACGTAAGTATGGTATCTGCATTTCAATCGCTTGCATTGATAATTGCGCCAAATCACGTTCAATTTTATGAATACTATGATGTTTTGAAGCTTCATTGATAGCAATTAGCAGTTTGTCAATACTCTTGAGCGTACCGCCAAATGGTTGGAACTCACAAGCTACGATTTGTAGCGTTTTGAAGCCCAACAATGGCACGATTGGACAGTTTTCAGTCAATTCATTGTGAGGTTCAATTTCCATGACTGGTATCAATTGTTGTGTGTTGCGAAGACGCTTTGCATTGGGGCAAGAACTCCAGTCACTTCTAGTTTCCATAATGTGGTGGCGATTGGTTGTTAGACCTTTCGCCATGACACTATGCCTCGATTGGTTCTGCAACCTCTGTGGTGCGTCTCAATAATTCAGCACCAATTCGCCTACATTCAGCATGACGGCTGTTTGTTTCGGCAACTCTGGCTAACATTTCCAATTGCTCATCGGTGAATACTTCTAAATGAGTATCAAGTTGTGGTTCATATTCCATAACATCACACTTTTGGTGCAGTTACTTTTGCTTCGTAGGCGTTAGCAGTGAAATAACCAATAACGACTGCTGCTAGGGCTGTATAATCTTTGTTCACTACGCAAACGATAGCTGCTGATATTGCCAACCATAATTTACGACTTAGTAGACTTAATAAAAATTGCTTCATTTTAGAACTCCTCTACGATTACAATTATATCTATCACTATTGATAGTACCACAAAAAGAATGGCAAGCAATATGCCCCAACTTGTCAAAAACATAGCCAACAAAGACATCAGTTGCACTACGATTAGAGCCACTAGGACATAGAATATCATTTCTTTTTATTCCAAATTGATAATAGCCAATTGATAACAACTTGCCACCATTTCAACTGTATAACTGGTGTAGGTATTGGCTTTGGTGTTATGACTGGCGGTTCAACAATAGGTGGTGTCACAATTGGGTCTGGTGTTGGTTTTGGTGGCACAATCACAGGTGGGACTACAACTGGTGGTGTCACGACTGGCGGTGGCGTAACAACTGGTGGAGTTACTACAGGCGGTGTCACTGGGCTGCCTTTGGCAAATGAACGCCATGCGGTTGCGTCACCATAGAAAACATTACAGTCAAGATTTCCACCATAACCGTTTAATCTACCTGCTGATGTCCATTGCCACATTGCGTAAGCGTTAGGCCAGTTCACATCTGGCAATGCACCAGCGTTGGACATATCATAGTTTATATCAATGTTATTATCACGATATTGAGCAACCCATAGGGCGTAGTCATTATAAACAGATGACCAATCGTATGAATTGACAACTGATGAACTCATATAAATCATTGGGCGTACACCAGTCAAAGCATAAACTTGGTCTAGCCATTGTTTTGCCCAAGATACGTTGCTTTTTGGGTCAGTTTCCCAGTCAAGTACTAAAATCGCTTCACCAATGTAGCCTTTTACCTGTGATACAAACCAATTGGCTTCAGATATTGCGTCATTTCCATCTGGTCGTGCAAAGTGATATACGCCAAGCAATTTTCCAGCAGCTTTTGCCTCGGCATAACTCGCTGCACAATCGCTATCAGTGTATCCAACGCCCTCAGTGGCTTTGAAAATAATAAAATCTGCGTCAATTGTTGTGTCTGGTAGCCCTGCTTGCCATTTTGATGTGTCTATTCCTCGTAATGTCATCTCATTACTCCTTTATGGTGTTATTGTTACAGTTAAATCAACAGGGCTTATGCAACTTGCCCAAGTAGGCAACTTGTATAAATCTCTATACGAAGTGTTTGGTTCACTAGGCAATTTCCAAGCTATAAAGTTGGTACTTACATCAGTGACAAGCCGTATGACACATTGCAGCTGTGGACTTTCACCATTCGTGCCATTTATGCCAGCAATGCCTTGCGCCCCAATACACGAACCATTGCTACAATAACTATTGACTGCCAGTTGTACATCAGCAGGGGTGGCATTTAGACCAGCCGTCCCTTGACAGGCGTTGTTCGCGCAGAACTGTGAGACAGCAGCAAATACAACAGCCTCAGTTGGTATCTGCCCTAGGCAAGCCCCAGTCGTAGCGCAATAGTTAGCGACTGCTTGGGCAATTTCCTCTGGAGTTGGGCTTCTACCTGTGTCACCTGTTGCACCTTTGTCACCATTCACTCCATTGATAGTTGTAACACCTGTGACAAATGGTTTACCCTCTGAACGCAACTTATCAATGGTTACGTTATTCGTGTAGATGAACCAACCCATCAGCAAAAAGAATGCAATCACGATTATTGGTAATAATATCTTCTTTAATCTTTTCATTGTATTTTCCCCGAATTGATTACATACTGCCAAACTAAGTTCACGAACAAAACTGCCACTGAACCAATCAATATCCAAATTAACTTTTTACGGTTAGACGCTTCAAGTTCAAGCGTATCAATTCTACTACAAAGTGAGGTTGTTACTTTTTCTCTCTCAGTGATAGCGTCTTGTAGTGCAGCATGGTATTCAGATTTCGTAATATATGTTTGTGAAAAAACATTCAAGTTGGATATATATAGTTCTTTGAACTCTGTAATTTGCTTGGATACAGCCTCTAATTGATAGACTTTTACTGTCGCTTCCATGTCCTCTTGTGATTTAGACGTAACCATATATATTCACCCTAAGTTATTATTTATTCTATTACCAGTGTAGTGTCAATAGCCAATAATGGCAATGTTTCATGCTGTGTTTATTTCAACCTGCTCACTTCTGGCTTCTATTGGTAGATAATTGCCACATAAGAAACACTGGTAGGGGTCAACATTATCCATCATTCCGCAATACTGACAGTTCCCACAGTTCTGACAGGTTATAAAATAGTGGTCGGTCTTATGCCCACACCAAACGCAACGACTTGCAGCGCAAACTTTTGGTGTTTGGTTAGTCATAATTTTGCCAGTGAATGTATAGCGTTCTAGGCCGTCACCGACAACTTTGTTGCGACGTTTTACCCCTGGGTGAGGTGGTATTACCGTATTCCCTGGGTAGTATATATCAACTCTATCTTCCATAGTTTAATTGTAGCACCATACGCTAGATTATTGGGGTGGTGTATACCAATAGACACAAAGCCCTGTGCGTACGATGACGCTGGTGTTATAACCAACTTGTCTTTTATCTGTGTGAGGTCTATTTCCAATTCAATTCTATTCCCAGTTGCACTGACGTTCATAGGTATCATGTAGGGTTGTGCGCCATTTGGTGGATATATTGGACTACCTACGCCATCAACTTTTTTGTTGGCTATTGGTTCGCTGGGGTTGAAGTCAATGATAACGTGCGTAAATACGTTTTTAATTTCCAAAAGGTTCTGTGGCAAATTGAAACTAACTGTGCCACCTTGTCCACAAGATGTTGCACCTGCAAGACTAATGCTTTTATATTGATAACCATATTCTTGATTTCGTGATTGTCCGCCCATAATTATAACCTCTCGTCAAAGTCATGGTTTGAAGTCTTAAATATCTTTTCATCAAATGGCTTATCACCTATCATCATACCAGTTGCCAGTAAATCGGTGATAACCCAAATGTACCCAGTCCACTTGATATTGTCTGGCTGTGGCAATTGTGCGTCATTGAACGTCATGTAAAATGGCAAGGTTGCTGTGCCTAAAATTCTCACTTTGTTGGTCGTCTTGGTGATGTCAAAAGTGCCATTCCAATCATAGGCTAGATATACGTCATAGTTTGCGCTTGCCCCATTAGAATGTCCACAAATACCATCAAACCCTGCGTCATAGTATTGTTTGAAGCCATTATTCTGCAATATCAATTGGCGGTTCTTGACTACAAATGCACTGGCTGGTATTTTGTAAGCCATGTATCTGAATGACGCTGGCAAATGACACATTACCGCCCCAGAGCCACCACAACCTGGGCTATACGCAAAGTCATTACCTTTGGTGTTGTTGGTGAAAAATCCTTGACTTTTTACATCTTGTGCGCCCATTTTATTTTATCCCTGTGACACCAAATGTCACTTTGAATGTTGTTAGCACATAATTGGCATTGCTACCAGTGGCGGTTGGTAATTTATTGAAACAAATCAATAGGCTAATCACTGGGTCATTGTCTAATGCGGTTGTCAATTTGTCATTTGCCATGTAAAACTCAATCGCTTGTGTGAGGTTCAATCGCAATGCACTGATTGTAATGCCACTGTTGACTATTCCATTTTCACTACCAGTGATAAGTTTGTGATATTTCTTGACGTAATCACTATTGAAATCTGCTGTCAAGATTGGCTGTGTCACATCACTCAAACTGCTAACTTGAGTAAATTGCCCAATCGCAAAACGTACTTGAATAGGATTGTCTATCGCTGTTGTGCCGTCATTGGTCGCAAGGGCGCATACAAAGTCTAGGTATGCCTCTACGAACTGCCCATAGTGAGGATAAAGCACTCTAACTGCATTTGTGGCGCTTGCTGGTGCTGGTGTGTAATAGGCTACGTTGTACCCAATGATATTGAGCAAATCACTTTGCCCTGCTGCTGGCACACTAATAATTCCATCAAATAAATTGGTATCTGTCGTATCACTATAATTATGCCCCAACACTTTGCCACGTGTCGTAACAATTTCGTTGCGTACAACCCTGTCTAGGCTACCCATTGTTTAACCCCTATGTGTTACCTGTTTCTACTAAAGTCATTACGCCGCTTTCGTAAATCTGGCAAGTAAAGGTAGCGCCGCCAGGTATAGAATACTGTAATTTAACTGTGTGCGCGCCCGCGCTTAGGCTATCAACTTTCATAAGGTTTGGTATGTACAAGGTAGTTAGCGTACTTGTCTGAAAAGTACCTTTTACTATACCGTCTACTACAAGGTAAATGGTTGCCGTATTCGTACTAACCTTAATAGGTAAACAGAAAAATACCAATAAGCCACCACCTTTGGTAGTTATACTTTTGGTCATGCCTGTAATATCGGCTGCACCCGCGCTTGTACCTGTAAATGCTGGGTTAAAAAAGTAGCTTAATTGCTGGTATGGTGTATCTAGTTTATCTGGTGTTGCTGCCTTTGTTGCAAGGTGTCGGTTAATAATTACGCTGTCCTCAAGTCCAGTACCTAAGTTAAAACTACTATCGTTACTGCCTATTAAGTTCCATTTAGCTGTGGTTGGTTGTTCGTTAGCCACAAATACAATGGCTGTGTAGCCGCTACTTGCCATATTATTTTACCCTCTCTAATACAAATGTTTCAAATCGTTCTTTGTTGCCATCAGGTTCATAATCAGCTTTTGCTTTGCTGTCTGCCTGTTTTTGCTTGATTTTCTCTTGAACTTGAGCTAGTTCGTAAGGACTGCTGGCTGCGATTGCGCCACTATCTTTGACAATTCCCTCTGCGCCCATAACGATAGTACGTTCAGCAACTTCACCTTTTTCAATCTTGGCTAGTATAGTGTTGTTTCCACAGGTGCATTGATAACCATACATATTTTGCCCTAATTCATTCAAATCTTCTCTGCGCCTAACACTCAAACATAAATCACCAACTGTATATAGCGTTCTACCCTTTTCAAGCACAATTCCATCGGCTTTGACTGGTGCGATTTCAACCGCTATCACTCTTTTGCAATTCAAACAGGTTAGACTATAAACTTCGCCATTATTCGCAGCATAATAATCTAGCATTTTTTTTATTTCATCAGCGTCTTGTGGGTATTTTGCTTTAGTCATTTCTAACTCCTATGTGGTTATTGTATATCATTACTTCTTATGGTGCAATGTAATCTGAACCGCCAATTTTGCTCACGCCAATAGTGAAATACTGGTATGTGCCACGTTGTTCAAAATCTAATTCCTGCTTGAGTGAGCCATTTTTATCAACACTGATATTATTGCCAACAATCGTCATGTTCAATGATTGGCTAGTAGTTTCCTCAGTGACAGTCACGAAGTCACCTAATTGCAAATGTGGCACGCCAAAAACAGTGGCTTTTATGCGCTGCATTGGTGCGCTAAATAACTTCACATAAATATAGGCGAGTGAGTTGGCGGTACTTGCGTCTTGAACCAAATCATTGTTGATTGTAATGACTTGCCCACTGTTGTCTGGGTTAATGCCATAGTTCAATATACTGGTTGCGTCAGTTTGCTCTTTGCTATCAATCACCTGGACTTTGGCTGGTGTGCCATAAAGCTGTATTTTCGTGACGTAGACATTCACACCACTGCTATTTGCAAATGTCATTCGGTATCGTTCACCGAATAAGTACACGCTGCTAAGTGACATAACACCACTAGCGTCACTGCCAGTTCCATCGCTGTCATAGTTAGTCTGATAGCTGCTAGTTACTGCTGTAGACACGTTTACTGGTGTTACAACGCTAATTGCTGGGTAACTGCCAACGTCATCTCTGAAATCAGCAAAAATATCAAGCGTTCCACTTGGTGGTATCGTATAAATCTGTCCACTTTCCCAGAGTTTGTTGAATGCGACTTGTTTCAGTGGTTTGGCGGTCACTATTGCGTCATTGACGATTGGGGTTGTGTCCCAATTTATATCAGTCATGTTGCTATAATTGAATGTCCAACGGCTTGTGCTATTGCTGTTCAAATGTAGCCTGTTCCAAAATTGTATAATGCCGTTTTCGTCAACAAACATTAGCGCGCCCTCGGCCTCGCAAATATCTTTGAAAATATCAGTAATTATTTTGTCCTGTACCATTAAATAGCCAATGTTCTGCTGTAAACTACTTTCAATGTTATATTGCCCTGCAACAAAGCCCTGTTCTTGCAATAGTGCAATGATAATCTGGTCGGCTCGTGTGTTCACAAACACCTGCAGTGCGCTTTTCTTATTACTCAAGAACTTCAATGCGTCCCATGCGGTTATAGTCGTTTCTCGGCTGTTGATACTGCTCATTGGCAAATCAGTGTAACCAGTGAAAAGACTAACATATTCATCGTCTAGCCCAACACTCAATTTGACTGGTCTATCTGGCAAAATGTAGTTACCAATTGTGCCATCATATTTTGGCGTGTATCTATTAGTGGAGTTCAACAGTTTGATATTGGCTTGCGCCATAATAACGCCCCAAGGTAGACTGCTGGTATTACGAGTTATGCTAAAACTGGCAACATTTGCGGTTTCATTGTTGTATTGATACTTGTCAAAGAATGTGACACTGCCACCTGCGCCCTTAATCATATCTGCGCCACCGATTTTGCTTTGCCCAATTGTGAAAAAGCTATACGTTGAGTTGATAGCCTTTTGCCATGCAATCAAAACGCCTACACCTATTTTCTTTGAGGCTGCTGCGGTTGATGTCAAGAATGCACTACTGACTGTTTGCATGATTATACTTCCTCAATAGTTACGCTACAATCAACCAATAAACTTGCGCCTCTCCAATATGAATTGCTCTTGAATGTTGGTAAGCCAGTAAATGTGAATATACCTGTTGGCTTGTTTGTCGTGTCATTGTAATATAACACCGCTGCGCCACTATTCAATAGGGTGTTCAATTGTTGGTATTCTGCGATGTTGCAACCATTCCAATTCAGAGTGGCATACTTTTTTTGTCCTGCACGAGTACGCTGTTTGCCACCATTGATTGCCACTTGGGTTGTTTCATAGTTTGCGTATTCCTCAATAAGTCCATCGGCATTTGGCTGTTTGATTGATGTGCTATTTATTTGTATTGCCATAATTATCCCCTCAAAGCCCCTAATTGCGTCATATCCAAGCCTTGCGCTCGTAATGCGTCACGTATCTGCTTCGCCATATCAACTGCGTCACCTTGGCTAAACTGTCCTCTGCCATTGTAGTTCAAATTGATAGATATATTGCTGCTATTGCTCATATTCTGCATGATTTGTTTGCTTTGGGCGTTATTAAACACCTGTGAACCTTTTGGTAGGTTAATCAATTCGCCACCCTTGCCTTGAACATCACCAACAACCGCCAAACCACCACCCCAATTGTCTGTACCAGTATATAGGTGTGCTATTTTGCCAATCTTTGGTACGCCTGGAAGTTTTCCAGCCGTATCATTGATTGCGCCAATTGCGCCATTCACCAAATCAATCATTCCATTGATTGCGCCCTTGATTGCGCCTGTAATCCCATTGAATGCGCCACCAACAGCACTGCCAATTGCTTTGCCAAGTGAACCAACAGCACTTGTAACTGTGTCAAATATGCCTTTGAAGAAGCCAATCGCCCCATTCCATACAGATTTGACTGTATTCCAAGCATTTGTGAATGCGCCACCAGTTGCCCTATCCACTGCGGTCACAATTCCACCAATAACTGCGCCCATGTAACTGAATACTCCAACAATCAGCCCAATGTAACCACTGATTGCGTTGTATAGGAATGTGATTATACCAACAATGATGTTTATAACAGTCGTGATGACGGCGGCGACCACATTGAATACTGCGATAAGGATATAGATAGCGGCGACAATCGTCACGCCAATGATTATGCCAATCGCCTGCAGCACTGGAAGTAATACTGGCGCGAGGACGTTCCAGAGATTCATGAGCGCGCCAAATAATTGCTGTACGCCATTCCATAACTGCATAAGGCTAGGTGCTAGGAAGTTCCAAACTTGCAATAGTATCGTGAACGCTTGTGTGAATACAGTACCAATGAAACTGGCTATACTGCTCAAAATTGGTTGTGCAGCAGCCATTAAGTTATTCCAACCGCCCATTTTATCGGCTAATCCTTTGAGCATAAGCCCCACAGCCACGCCAACTGCTATGAATGGTATCAATGGTGCTATTGCAGCCCAAGTGCTTACAGCAAGCCCCACAAAGGCTGGGATAAGCATTGAAAAAATGGTGATTGCTATGACTGGCAAATATGGTTGTACTCTTTTCCAAGTCTCGCCCAATGTTTTCATAATTCCATTTACACCACCAGCCTTTTGAAACCAGTCATTGAATGATGTGAGTAACGGAGTTATGGCATTTTGTATCACGCCACCAATGCTCTTTTGGACTTCATCCAATTGATTTTTGGTAATAATCAATTGGCCGCCAAATGTCTTTCCTGCTGCTTCTGCACTACCACCGAACTCAGTTGATAGTTCTTTTAAGATAATCTTTTGCGCACCAGCCGTATCACCAAGTGAAACCATTGTCTTGATTGTTTCTTTTTGGCTCTCGGTCATACGAACACCAACACGTTGCAATGCGGTTGCACCCAACACAGGGTCTTGTAAGGCTTTGCCCACTTGAATTGATGTGCTTTTTAGGTCTGTACCCATTGCGGTTGACATATCCAGAACTGCCTGTGTGGTTGCTGGGAATACGTTGCTATGAATGTTTGTGAATGTCAACAGCATATTTTCTGCGCCACGTACAGTCTCATCATCATATTTGGTAAGGTTTCTAAAGTGGTCAGCCAAGTCCTCAACCTGTTTGCCAGTTACTCCAGCCACGCCACCAGTTGACTGCAAAACTGCATTTGTCTGGGCGATTGCAGCCTGTCCCTCATCATAGGCTTTGACAGCCAATGCCCCAAAGCCAACAGCAGCAGCACCAATCAGTGCAATTGCACCAGCAGCAGCGTTTGAACTGTCTTCCATTTTTTTGAAGCTATCTTTAGAACTATCACCAATACTCTTGATTTTTGCGCTTGCTTCATCTTTTGCTGAAATAAGGATTTGTATAATGTTAGCCATGATTGTTCTCTCGTTCCATTCGCTTTGTCTCTAGTTTATCACGCTCTTTGTCAAGCGACCAGATGAATATCATACGCCTAATAACCTCAAGGGGTTCTTGTATCGCAACAAGATAAGGTATGCCTAGTTTTTCCATGTAACGAGCCAACAGCAAGTCGTCAACAACTCTTTGGTCTATTCCACTGGTACTGTCTCTGACGATGAGGTTTCGATACTGTTTTCGGACGTTGACGCAATCTTGTTGGCTTGCGCTGCCGTCTGGATAGCTTTTGGGTCGTAGTTCACCCCCATAATCTCTGAAAACAATTTGCTCAACATTTCAACACCAAGATTTTCAATGTCATCTTTTTCTGCGTCCTCAATTGTGACCTCACCACTGTCAGCCAATATCGGTAACTTGCCAGATACAAAGTGTGATTTAACCATGTCAATCATAAGTTTCACGCCAGCTTTTTCGTCCATTGCCTTTACATCAAGGTCAGTATATTCTTGGTAGTCTTTATAACTCACTGGCTTTGCGATAATGAAACTGTTTTCGTCCCAATTATCAGCCAGTCCAGCTAAACTGATTTTCTTTAGAATTGCGATTGTTCGTGACATAGTGCTGTTCTCCTTTTATTTGCTTACTAAGATGTGTAATTTGTTTTCACGTTGGTCAGAACGGCTGTGATAGCAGCAGAAGCGGTAACATTGAACTCTGCTGTGAATGATACAGTCTGCTCAATAACTTTGTCCAAGTCATTGCTCATGCCCCAATCAGAAATACGTGCCTGTGGGATATTGAACACTAATTTAGGGTTTGCACTTGTGGCAAGCACTACATCAGTATTCGTGATAGCAATTTGCATATACTTGGTTGCGTTGGTTGTGAATAGGTCTTCGTAAACAGTATCATCATAGGTTAATGTTATTTCACCACTGATTGCATAGCTGCCAACAAATACGTTTGCTGGGTCTGTGCTATTGAATGCGAAGTAAGGTTCTGCTTTGCGGTCAATCTTTAGTTTCAAGTTGCTTGCTTTGATATCGGTTGCGCCAGGGATACTTGCAAGGTCAGCAGCGATTTTGGCACTGATGTGCTTACTTGTAAACTCATTTTCTTGTATAAATGCAACCGTATCTATGCCAGTTGTGCCTTTAAGAGCAACCAATTCACCATTGACTTTGACGTATTCGCCAACGCCACAGTTAATTTCAAGATTTTTCAGTGTTCCAAAAGCGTGCCGCCTATTGGAGTTTGCGTCTGTACGAACAATTGTCATTGTTGGTGGAGTGTTTGTCTGCGCAATCGTGAATGTGTGGTCAAATGCTAGTGCATTTGGTGCAATTTCAGCAGCACTTGATACTGAGCCAAACATATTTAGCAATAAATAGCCAATACTGAAATCACCAACTTTACCCTCAAGTTTGCCATCTGCCCATTGCTCTGTTAGAGCTGCGCCATTGACTTCTTCCATGCGGTTCATTGCACTGACGTTCTGTATTTTCTTGGCTTTCTGTGAAAAGTCCAATGATAAATGTCGTATCCAATATGCAGGTGCGACGGCTGTACCACGTACTGTTTCAACACCAACACCAACAGCTACTCTGCGTCCAATAAAGTTTCCACTCATGATTTATTCTCCTTTTCCGCTTCGGCAATAGCCTTAGCCATATTTTTGCTATCGTCATCACCGATTTCAATCTCAACTGATTTGTTCATGTCTGGGAAGAAGTAACGCCTTTTGGGAGTTATGACTTTATTAGCAATAGCCTTTTTGCCTTGTTCCTCTGGGGTCTTGGTGATGTTTTCGTCCATAGCTTTATTCTACCTCATTACACATCTTTTGTGTACATTACTTTTATATCTAGTCTGACTAATAGTGTAACACCATTTTTCATTGTTGCCACTTGCCAATCAGCAAGAGTGGTTTCAAGAAACAATGCGCCAACACCTAAATCAAAACTTCCAGTGTCCAATGTATCTGTTATCTGGTCAACAAGGTCATACATAATATCGTAGGCTTGGCTTTCAGTTTCAGCAGTATCTTCCATTGGTATGTGCAGTAAAATGACGTAACCACTGGTGCGTTGCTGTTGATGATTTGCCAACGTATCATTGACAAGGTTTAGCGGTAGAAGTTGAGCAGCAGGGTAGCCCTCAAATGCACCACGTGTATTGTCAAGAATAGACTTCAACTTTGTACCATCACTTAAGGCTGGCATTGCTGTCAGTTTGGTAATGATTGCGTTCTTGATGTCTTTTGCTTTACCCATTTAGTCGCCTCGCTAAGTCCATAATACCATCATTGAATATAGACTGCACTACTGGTTCAGCCTCGTCATAGGTCGGTTGAATAAATGGGTGCGCCTTTGTACCCTTTTTAGCAATTGAACGCTGTAGGGCGAATGGTGGTATGCCCTTTTGCATTGCCCACTTATACAACGCAGTCCCAGGTTTGATTGATGTCCAATGTGGCTTTGTACCAAACTCAACGTATGGTGCGTATAATGCAGTTGGCTCAATGATGACTTCTTCCTTATTCCTGAATATATAGTGTGCGCTGCGACGCATATCACCAGTTACACCAACAGGTGCGACTAACCGCATGATTGCCATTGTCTCAATGCCACTTTTTTCAAGTAGATTGTGAACAGTTTTCTGTGTTTCCTCTGGTGCTTTGTCAAACATGGCACGTATAGCACTGTCATCAATCTTGATTTGGACTTCACCACTCATTATGCGTCATCTCTTTGGCAAATTGCCTGTTTGTGTGATAGTTTCGGCATACCAACGTAGTCTTTTATGCCTTGAATGATGATATTTAGGCTATTTACTACCAATTTATCACCCTTTTTGATGTCAACAGTAGGGTCAAAGAACGCTTCATAGCCCTGCCCCCACTCCCAACCATTGTCAATTGTGCTTTGGTTGTCCATTGGCGTAACAGTGCAAGCAACTGCAGTGGCTATTTTCTGCATAGTCTTTGAAATACCCTGTCCATTGACAGTTGTCATTCTATAAATGTCGCAAGTGTGAACATAAGGTGGCATATTTAGGCTCTTTTCGTTCTATAACTTTCAAATATAGGTGTATATGTGTCCTTTTGGGCGTAACTAAAGCGCATTTGCCCAACCATTGCCATTGTGATAGCACCAGTTGAAGCACCAGTATCATTGTAAGTGTCTGCTGCTAATGCTAATGCAGCTATTTTGAGGTCATCTGGGACGGTTGCAACGCCATAGGTGTAATCTAACTCAAGTAAGTCATAGTTACCACGAGACGGCAAGTCAATGCCCCCAGGGTTCAATACAATACGTCCAAACTCATTGAAATAATAGTTTCCAATAGGTATTGTCTGTGCTACTTGATTTGGATAGCCAATTCTAGTGGCTTCAATACTAATAACGTCTTGGTGATTTGTCCAAATAACAGGCTTGTAGTCATGCTTTTCGCCAGTCGCTATAATAGGAGTGCCAAACTGTCTACCTGTGAAATTATGAACCCAGGCATTTATAGCGGCTACAACTTGAGCGGCTTTTGTGTCACTGGCTAGTGGTTTATTCATATAAGTGCCTAAATCGGTCACTGTGATAATTGTTGTAGGTGTTATTGGCATAATGATATCCTCTTGTATTCACTATATCAAAAAGCCCCAGTTTTTACACTAGGGCTTTGAGTTTTGAGGTTGCTACGCTTCTTTGACAGCAGCGACTTTTTCGTCAACTGCTTTGCCAACTTTGGCGTAAGCCTTGTATGCGCTTTCAATGTTGAGTGATTTCGCTCGTTTTTCAACTCGCTTAATTTCATCATCTTCTAGCTTTACGACATCACCCTTACAATAAGGTGCAATATCCTGTGTGAACTCTACTAATTTACTCATAACTATACCTTGCCTTTCTTAAATACTTTATTACTAAAGTACTGCTGTTAATTTAGCGAAGCTTTCACTGATAATTGGTTTACCAGCAACTCGTTTGATAATACGTAGGGTCAATTTATCGGCTGCGAAGTCACCAGCGTTTGTACCAACATCAACACGTAGGGCTTCTCGGTCACCAATGATGTAGTTACTGAACATTCCGAACCAAACTTCGGTGGCGTTTGTGCCAGCACCAAGGTTTTCTGGTATTTCAGAAACTTCATAGATTGGGCGAGCAAGCAGTTGGTCTGGGCGACCCTCTACAATGCTAGGTAAGAACAATGGGCGACCTTGAGTGTCTTTCAAGTTTTCAAGCTTTTGCATACCCGAGCCAGATGTGACGAACACACCAAGTTGTCGGTAAGCAGCGTTCAATTTGTACTTTAGGGCTGTTAGGTCAGTGTAAACAGTTGAACCAACAGTTACGCCAACCTGTGCAACGCTTTCTGGTGTGATTGCAGTTGAACGGAAGCCAAATGGCATTGATGTACCATCACCATTTACGAATGCTGCATTCTCTGCTAGGGCGATAGCCAACGTGAAGCGGTCAAGAACAAAGTTCTGTACACTTTCATTTGTTGCTGCGTCAACTAGGGTTTCATGTGTCATCGTATCAAGACCAATCAACTTTTTAGGAATTAGCGAGTTCAAATCGAATGTTGAACCACTATCTGTTCCTGGTGCGCCCTCTGCTGCCCAATAGACAGTAGGTAAAACGTTCTCACTTGGTAGGTTCAAAATTGCTGGCATATTCTCAATGACAGTTGCGATTTGACGCATTGGTGAAACGAAACGTAGTTTCTTACGGATAGCACCATCAAGCGTTGTAGGGACTAGGAAGCCACCGTTTGCACCTGTTGTTGCGTCTTGAGCTTTAGTGACTGTGAAGCCTTTGGCAATATAGTCTTTTTCAATTTCAGTATCTAATTCACGTAGTGTGGTCTTATCACCACTTGCAAGAGCCTTAAACCACTTTGAGATTTGGTCTTTCTCGGCTGAAGTTTCTGCACCCTTAAACTCGCCATCAGCGATGATTGCACCTTTAGCAGCTTCTGCTGCCATTTCTTTTGCTTTTGCTGCTGCTAATTCTTTGATAGTCATAACATTATTCAACTTTCTATAAATCTTAAATTATTTTGTCTGTAACTCTGCTAGTTCTTTGGCAAGTTCAGCCTCAAACTCTTTTTCCTGCTCTGGGGTCAATTCAGTATCTTCCGATACTTCCTCTGCCTCATCTGCACCATCATCTTCGCTTTCAGCACCCGACTGGTCATCACTGCCGTCGTTAGCTTTTTGCTTTGTTGATTTCAAACTTTTTGCTGGTGGCATTGGTTCACCGTCACCTGCGTCTGCACCATCGCCCTCGCCATCATCTTCGCCAGCGTCAGCGTCTGGGTCTTCAACACCCAAGAAATCTGCTAGGCTTTTGACAACTGCGTCCATTTTTTCACACATAGTATCACACATGGTGTCACATTCATTGATTGCGGTAAGCATATCGGTCAAAAACTTTGTATCTGCGTCACTAAGGTCAGTGCTTGCTGCCTTGTTTTTTATTGCGTTGATTGATTTTGCTACTTTACTCATAACTAACTCCTTTGTACCATTATTTAATTCTTTTGACAATAGTTTTATTTCACGTTCCATGCTCTCTATTAAGAATGAAGCGTCCTTTTTATTTATCGTACCCTCTGAAAATGCTAATGCAATTGCTCGTGGGTTCGCTGGAATAGGTACAACTGAAACTTCCAAGAGTTCACAGTTTTTCAGTGTTGGTATATCATTTTCAACAGCTTCCTCATGTGGTATAAAGCCAACTGATGTGCAACGTAGCGTGCCACGTGCAACTTGGTTGAATATCAATGCAGCGTTGTCGTTAATATCTGTGTCGAATTGAGCAGTTGCGATTGTAGCGTTCTCTTTTGGGTCATACTCAAGTGCAGTAATCTGTCCAAGTACATTCTTTGGCTGGCTAGGGTCATGTCCCCAAAGCAATAGTGGGTTTTGCAAGAAATTAGCAAAGTCCCAACTCTCTTGGTCAACAATTTCGCCCATTCGGTCTACATTGCCATCGCTAATTTTGAACTTAGCTGTCATGGCTTTCTCATCAATAGATTGAGCTTTTGAGATAAATAGTTTTGTTACTTTTCGCATAGTGCTACTCCTTGTATTCAATATACCACCATTATCCAGTAATTGGTATCAATACACAACGGCAATTATTATGCAAAGGTGGGTGTTCAATATCCTCATAACCCAATGTCATTGTCATATCCTTGCCACTCTCACTGGTGGAGGACATTTCATCGCCCTTGTCAAAGAAGTTTTGCTCAAGGTCTATTTTAATACCGTCCATTGAAGCACAAAACTCACATACAGTTGTATCCTCGGCTGTGTACCATTGCTTGCCAGATACAACGCCAGATTGCGTCCATGCGCTAATATCTGCGAAGCCTTGCGCCCTTGCAACTTCACTGCGTGCAATTCGGTCTGCCCTCATAGTGCTGGCATTGCCAAACACATCACGAACACGTGTGGATAGCTGAGTTGTTGTTTCACCTTGGCTAATGCCCTCGGTCAATGTTGCCTTGAGTTGTTTTTCAGTTTCAGCGTTGACATCTTTTGCAATTGCAGTGCTGCGTTCATCATAGAAGCCAGTTACTTTGCTTTGGAATGGGTCAAAGTCTATCGTATCGGATACTTCACCCATTGCCAGTTTGCCAGTTTCACCAACAATCAGTGCCAATAATGGCTGTGTGGCTTTTTTCATTTGAGCGTTTGCTGCTTGCCAACTGATAAGGTCATCAACAATTCCCTTTTTCTTGAATGCTTTGCCAAGTTTGCGGTCAATAATGGCTTGTAACACAGTCTTTTCCTGCTTTATGAACTCAAATCGCATGACTTTCATGAACTTGCTCTCATATTGTGCAGCGTAACGATTATATAGAAGTGCTTTGCGCTCTCCGTATAGTTTCACTGCGTCTACTTCTGGCAAATCGTCTTTTTTTTTACCCAAATCAAGGGCTTTGGCTGGTTCATCAGCGTTTGCAGTGCCGTCACCATTATCAGTAGCGTCAGATGTTCCAGCAGTTGGTTTGATACTGCCCAACATAGACAAAGGTACTTCGCTCAATGGGCGATACAGTTCTTCACCGCCCTCTGGCAATGCTTCGTAGTCATACAATGCACGTGTTTCATTGATTGTTAGCCACTTGTCAATGCCAGCAACAGCGTCTTCACGCTTTGCTTGAACGTCATCTGGTACAGGGTTATCAAAGTCTAAAACTAATGTTGCGTCAAATGGCTTCACTAATGTTGCATTCAATGTTTGCACGAACTGTCTTACTCGTGGCAATACAACGTATTTGGCAAAGATATATTCAGCACTTTCAGCGTTTGAGCGATTGACATTTTCAGTCATACCAAGCATGGCTGGTGATAGTCTGAACATGGCAAGTATTTCATCTTTGCTAAACTTACGGCTTTCCAAGAAGTCCAAATCTTGTTGGCTCATCATATAAGGTGAAGCTTTTGCACCGCCCTCAAGTATCAATGGCTTAAATGCTGCTTCTGTGCCTGTTGCAGCGTCGTTCAGTTGTTGTTGATAGCGATTGTATGCCTTATCTTCCATTGTGTCTGGTATCTCAATGGTGACGCTAGGGCGTGCGCTGTTGGCAAAGAAACGCCTATTCCACTCTTTCATTTGGTCATCAGTATCAATGGTTGCAGCACTAGCAGATATGATTGAACGCCCTTTGTATGGGTTGTTTGGGTCTGGGTTGATGTCACGAATGACTGCTTTGATTGGATACTCAACATTATCAAGTTTGACAACGCTAGTCCAATAGTCTTTACCTAATATGAAGTCAACATGGTGGCTTGGCATAATATGCAATGCCAATGGTAGCTTTTTATTATCCTCAAGTGGCTTACTGCCCATCATCTTTAGCAAGTAACTCTCACCAGTAAGGTTCATGTATGTAAAATGCAATTGCCTAAACTGTTCGCCAGTATGTGACGCATTTGGTGTGTCTAATAAGTCCAAAATATCATGTGTCATGATTTCCTCTCGGTCACCATCTGACTTCAATTGATACAAATGCAATGGCACAGAAGCACAAGCCTCAGATATTGCACTGTTTGCAGCGAATACCCAACCTATATTGGCATTGACTTGTTCTTGTTTTAATTTGTAGGTCTTAATACGGCTACCAAGTCCAACGCCAAAGAATGTGTCCATTGAAGCCAATGTCGGTATAAACTCTTTTTTGGTCGATGATATGCCACCTTGTAATGCAATTTGGATTGATTGAAATACTTTGTTTGCCATAGTTAAGTCCTTACTCTATAAACTTTTTCTTTTTCTTCAGTTAGAGCCATAGCCACTGACCAGAAGCTATCGCCATGCCCCTCTGCGCTTTCAAATGCCTGTAAGTCACTTGTGACAGCTAAGATTTGGTCAATTTGACGTTTGTCATTGATGAAACTTGCACGTTCGCCTGTGACTATGCTATCAAAACTGGCTGCCATTGCGTTCTTACTCCTTAGTCCAAAGATTACAGGTTTCATTTGTTTGGGTAGTTTTCCTTGTTCGTCAAAACCCTCAAACTCGCCTCTGGTATTATCATACCTCAAAATGCTTATATTGAACAACATGATTATTTCAATTAAATGATTGACTTGGGCTTCATAGTCCCAATTGTCAAACCACTGTGATAATAACTCTTTGTACATATAGACACCACGTTGTTCATCTTTCCACCGTTCAAATACGGCAAGGTGCGCTGGGTGCTTGTGTTTGCCTATATCATACCCTGCTACAACGTCATTGTCACCATCATATTCACGTTGGTTTATCAAATCTGGGTCTACTAACTTCTGTAATGATTTGCGTGTGATAAAACTGTCCTCAGTGTAGGCTGGTTTGGCACGATATTCTTGGTTGAACGTCTTTTCACCAATAATTTCACGTATTGTCATGAGTTCAGCAAAGGTTTTCCATTCTGGCCATAGACTGATTTTGTTGGCTTCATCAACAATGCTGTCACGAATACGTGTCTTGAACTTGGTTTGCAGTTGCTCATCAAAGAAAAAGTCATCGTATGTTTGTGGCGTGCCAACAATACGGCATTTGCCGCCTTTGTTTACCATTGGATAGACTTCGGTTGTTATAATGCGGTTGATACGATGAATAGTCACAGGCGCAAGTTTGTTCTCTGGGTCTTTCAAGGGGTCATCAATATAGATACGGTCTGCGTGAATACCACGTTTGAATGATAGCAAGCCCTCTGGCGTAACACTGACACGTGCTTTGCCATTCCAGTAGTCAATAATACTATCTGACTGCGTGTTCAAGTCTTTCATGCCCTTATAGAATGGGTTACGACTAATCATCTGTTTCACTTTGGCTAGATGATAGCGTGACAGCGTTGAAATATATGAAAAATAATGTCCCTCAACGTCTGTTTCAGCAGTGAAAATGTCATACATCACTTGGGCATATAGGCGTGTTGATTTGAACATATCACGCCCTGTAACGTCCATAGTCCAGTCGTGCGCTTCCATGCCACTACAGACATCATCAATATAGTCACCGCCAACAAAGCACTCGAAACTTGCGCTGAACACGTTATACACGAACCACGTGAAGCCACCTATGGGGTTTCTACTTCTGCGTTTCGCTAGTTCTATCTGCGCCTTGATTTGCTGTATGTCCTGCATTTGCTATCTTTTCCAATTCTTCATCGCTTAGACTGTCAAAGTCGCTAACCTCTTTTATTTCATGTTGAGTACGAGGTGCGAACTCATCTTTGCGCCTACGTTCCAATAACCACTTTGCGTGTTCTGGTGTCGATGTTGCTCTGCGTAAAGTTTGACGAGCAGCCAATATCATATCATTTTTCCATGCCTCAACTAGCCCCAAAAAGTCACCATTTAATTCAACGTCTAGCCCATTCACAAAATTGTAATAGGTTTGTTCACTAATCCCTGCGTATAATGCTGCTTCACGATTTGTGCAACCAATTAGAAAAGCATATTTCAAGTCTTTCAACACTTCTAGGCTAATAACTTTTGGTCTACCAAATTGGTCATTGATTTCCTTTGTGGGTACGAACCTAATCAACTCATCGCCTGTGACTTTTGAGGCTTTGGTTGCGTCTTGACTTTTTTTAGTTTTTGCCATTGTCTTTTTCAACTTTCTTGACTGGTATCCATGCTTTGCTGTATTTATGCTCTTTGATATTTTTGGCTGCAAATACACCCTCTTGAAGCAGTAGGTTTATTTCGTGTGCGTCTGCGCCAATTTCCTTTGCAATTACGTCCTGTGGTACTGCCATTTCATTATACAACTTTGATATAATCTCATGCATTTTGAAACTAACATGGTTGCCTTTGGCTCGATTGATACGAATAGTCAACATCATGCGCTGTGGTTCATCTAGGTCAAGCACTACGCAAGGCACAAGCCCATCGGTCATGTTTTTGATTGCCTCATCGTTCTGTGTGAGCCACCACCTGTGAAAACCGTCAATGATTTCCATGTTCTTGGTAATAAGTATCGGCTGCAGCCAACCAGTTCGTAATAGACTAAACTTCAATAGGCGCAACTCTTGGTCAAGCACCACATTTGGATTGTAGTCATTGGCGGTCAATGCTTTTGCGTCTAGCCAGTCAACGCTATTTATCGGTTGCTTCATTATCGCAACTCCAATCTTATGAGGTCATTACCATTATTGTATGTCACTTTATACCCTGCGTCTATGAATGATTGCGCCTCAAGGTCAACATTCCACAATGGCTCAACATGATTTTTGACACGTACTAACCCCTGTAAATACACCACCTTACAGCCGTTCTGTTTGAGTTGATAGACAAAGTTAGTTCGTATGCCCTCATCACGTAGCAAATAAACAAAGCGTCTAGCGATTACAGTTTGAATATCAATTGGGCATTTCCAAAAGCCGTCCACTTTGGCAAGGTTGAATATCATTTTATCAATGTCAAAGTTGTTCTTGATTGCGTGCTGCATAGCGTACAATTTGGCTCTATCCAAGTATTCTTGGTTACTATCATTTATCAAAACAGCCTTTGCGCCCTGTGCGGCAGCCCACAGTCCAAGTGAGCCAGTGCAAGCACCAACATCAAAGACAACTTTGCCCTTTATATCCATTGGTCTGATGATTGACTTGATTTTGTCATGTATTTTTGGATAACCACCAGCCATTATTACGTCATGATGTTCATTAAATCTCATACAAATAACCTCGCATTGTTTATTTTTTCCAAATGGTAGTTACCTTTGTCAAGTTCATCAAATAATCGCTGCACTTCGTAACCCTGTAATAGATATTGATAGCCATTGCATACCTCTTTTTGATAAGCTTCCCACAAATCTGGTCGTCTTTTTATGCAACAGTGCAACATCATATGACACATAAAACACATAGGCATTGAGCTGTCCAAGACTTTCGTGTAGTCCTCAAGATGATAGAGTATGCGCCCTTGTGTTTGGTTGCACAAATAGCATTTATCATGCGGTGGCATATAGCCATCACGTATCAACAACTCTTGCAGTTGTCCAACTTTATCTCGTAAGTCCCCTTTGAAGCCATTGTAAATACCAGTTGCCATTACACAATACCCCCAAATATTCTATTCAAACTCCACTTATAAACATAAAATCGTTGAGCAAAAGTGCTACGCTTTACGCCAATTTCTTCTGCCCATTGTGATAATGTCAAAGTTTTTCCACCATAGGTTATAAATCTATTTCTACTCGTATTATTTAATTGATGTTTTTGAGTAACCCAATGACAATTATGTTTTGAATAATTACCATTATTGTCTTTTCTATCAAGTGGTAAACCAATTTTGTAACTAATATGCATATCATTATAAAAATTATCAAAATTGCGCCAATCATCACAGACTATAATCCCTCTACCACCATAATTTTCAAAGTGATTTGTTTTATTATCATAGCAACGCCTAATCATATTTTGCCAACAAACATATAATTTGTTGTTTCTGCTATGTGCTTCAAGCCCTAGTTTTTTCATTTTTGCTGTTCTCCTTACCTGTTATTATAGCATAACCTAGACGATATTTTCATATTCCAAATCTAATTTTGAGGCTTTATTTTTCGGTAGTATTTGACGCTTGTATGCACCATTGATAACCATTTGGAACACGTAGCGTATTGGGTAACCACCAAGCGACTGTGGGTACTGCTCAATCTTGTTCGCGCGCAACTTGATAGCAGTTTGCACGCGGTTGAGTGCCAGCGCCCTTGTTTTGCCCTCTAAGTTATCATCGATGTATTTAATTACGCCATTCCAACCACGAGGGTATAACTCCATGATGTCTTTGCGCCCATTGGCAAAGTCCTTGTAATATCGTGCTTGAGTTTCCATTTCGGGGAATACACTTATTATCTGATTGTAGAATTGTGGGTCTTGTGTTTTCAATTGATAAATACGCTTTGATGTTTCAGCGTGTAGTGGTGTTGAAACACGTAGATTAGAGCCATTGAATAACTCTTGGTCGTAAATTGGGCAATATTCAATACTTTTATCATGCATATACTTGAAAATATCGCTCTCGTTCCAATCGTACAATGGTTTAATTATTCTACAATTATCGCTGCCACTTTTAGATATAAAGGGTTTGTTTAATTTGTTCAAAACACTGCCAAGACGTACCAAACTTTCATCGGCTCTTTGTCCAGTCAGTAAGGCAATCAGCCCCTTATCACCCTCTGTTATCTTAAAGTCACTATTGTACTGGTCTAAAACTAAACCTGGGAACTCAAGTGCGCCCTCTGGCTTTTCACGTATCCATTTGCGGTTTTCGTCCCATTGAATATACGCCACCTTTTTGCCCATGATAAACTTCTCGCTTTTGAGCTGCGTTGCGTAGTACCTAAAGTTATATTTGCCAGATTTCCAATGTTTTATGACAAAATCAATAACAATTTGGGGTATTATTTCCTCATCTCTGAATATCACGTTGACTTTTTCTTTGATACCCATTTCGTCATAGACTTCCTGTGTCAAATGCAGCAACACAAGGCTATCTTTGCCACCACTAAACATCACATGGCACTTGTCAAAGGTGTTTATAACCTCTTTGATACGGTCTTTTGCAGCCGTCAGTACATCAGTGTCAGTGAAATGCTTTATATTCATGGTTGAATTGCCAAGATTATGCGTTCAGCGATTGTTTCACCGTCTGGGTATGCTGCTCTCAAGCCTTGCACCCACTCCATGAAAATATCTTGTTGGTCAATAGTGTCAAATACGATTGTATATTGCTTGATACCACCACCAGTTTCATACTCTTGGTTTTTAGGTGCTTCACCGTCATCAAGACTGGTCTGATTAAGCCCAGATAAGTCCAATGGTTCTAATTTATTCAAGCGTAGGCTTTCATAATCGTCATCGCTTTTCAGTTCTTCCAAAATCTCTGATAATTTTATGCTATCCCATGCACCAGCGATTGCTTGGTTATTCATGGTGATATTGAGCTTTTTCTCTTGCCTTTTATTGAGGTCAACTTGGTGCGCTGCTGCTGTTTTCCAGCCCAATGACTTCATAACTTCAAATCTTTGATGTCCACTAATCAGCGTGCCATCTTTATTGACTACCAGATTTTCAACTTGCCCAAATGTTTCAATGCTAGTTTTTAGTCCAGCGAACTCCTCTTTTGTCAAAGTTCTTGGGTTATATTCTGCTGGTTTAATCTTACTTAGTGGTATTTGTTTGACTTCCATTGTCTTTTCCTTTCACGCTATTTTTCCAACCATGCTTTTTCACATCATCAAAAACAGTCAGATACTCTGTTAGGTATTCACTTATCGCTCGTGCCATAGTTTCATCAATCAAAATTGGTGGTGATATGTCACGTTCAACTTGAAACCGTATTATCAAACCATGCGTGTCAAAGTGCAAATAACACTGACTTGGAATTATCGCATTAGTCTGTTCTTTCAGTTTATCAAATAACCTCATAGAGTTGCTGTTCCTTTCTTGCTTATAGTATATCACTCGTGGTTACTACCACCAACAATGACTTTGCCAAAAATTATAAGCATTTATCCAACTGCCATACCGACCCTGCATATACTCAGTGAAAAAGCTGTCTTGACAGCCATAATCAGTCATTGAGCAAGGCATTTTGCTGCATGGTAACGCTTGCCCCAGTCCACAAGCCCCGCTGTTCTTGTTGACGCTGGTGGTGTCATTTCCGCTTTCATGTTGGTAGATAAATGCTTTGGCTGCTGCTTCGCTAACGCTAATTTGCGCTGTGCTTTGCGCCTGTGCGCTCTGCTGCGTGTTTGTTGCCAAAGGTGCAATAGCAACTACATCAGCTAACTTGATTGGCTTAGGTGCGCTTATAAAAGGAATTGGTGCAATCGCTGGGCTTCCCTCAATGCGTGGTTTTGGGGTCGGTATTGCTATCAACCCCCAAATCACTACTGTTATCATAGATGTAATAATCAATTTCATAATGCTTTTCAGCAGTTCTGATTATCTCACGTTACTAACTAATATCCAAACGCCAGTGAAGCCAACAATGACTGCCAAAATGTTTTTAGCCAAGTCACTCAATAGCAAGTAACCGCCTAAGTTCAAAGCTGCTACCAAAAACGCCAACGCCAAAATAACTTTGACGGTTGCGACTGTGTTTGTTTTTGCTGTGTCTAATTTTGATATTGTTTTACCCATTTTGCTGTTCTCTTTTCCATAGGCTATTTTTATGTTTATTTTGTTTTGCCTATAACACTACTCTAGCAAACTTTAGGTGTTCTGTCAATGGTTTTTCCATTGTTTTTGTTTGATAACCGTCAACACTGCCTCTGGCTCTTGTTGGTTCATCTTGGCTTCAAACATTTTCCATTTGAGTTTCCAAACATCTGTTTCCATACCTTTGGCTTCAATATATTCATGCGTGCCATCACTGCGAGTAATCATAAAGTCAATGAAATAATTGGTGATATGTTTGCCGTAAGCGTCAAGTGGTATTTTTACCTGTCGCTGCACTTCCTTGATGTCGCCAGCACGTAATCTCAAGTCCAAATCTTGTGCCACTTGGCTTTCAAACTTGCTGTCATAATTGTAGCCATTATAGGTACTCTTTTTTGCACCATACTTGTTCATGGTTGCACCAATCACGTGTCCACAGTTGGTGCAGGACAACTTGCCATGTGCATATAAAAGCCTTGTGCTGTCGCATTTAGGGCATACAGCGGACTTCATAGCGTCCAATTGGTTAGTTATCTTTCGTGATACCATGCAGTTCCTTTTTTATTTCTGGTAACGTCTTGTCATATTCAAAATCAAGCTTGTGTTTCGTCAATCGGCTTGGTTTGCCAACGATTTTTGCCGCCTTTGCGAGTAATTTCTTTAAGTCTGTCCCTATCCATTGAACCGAAACCTTTGTATTGGGTTCTATTGGTTTTCGTTGTGCCACCTTTTTTACCAAGTGCCACGTTTTGGGCATGAGTGCGATTGTGCGCACCCCTACCGACACGATTGACTGTGCCAAGTCGTTTATCTCTTTCATTATTTTCCAGATTTTCCATCATTGATTACCCTCATAATTCTTACGACATCAAACGCCAGTGATATAACTGCACATAGGAATAGATACAAGCCCAATGCAAACCAGCCATAGGTCATTGTTACCCAAATAGCAAATGACAGTATCGTCAATGTGAATAATGAGGTTGTGATTGTTGGTTGTGATTTCATCGTGTTCTAGTCCTTTGCCTTGCAGCCAATTTGCGCTGTCTGGCTTTTTTACGTTGTATCAATACTTGCTTCTTATAGTCAAAACTTTTGCTACCCCATTTGTGAGGAATTGATAATTTTTTTCCACTATCATTGTCTTGATAATCTTCCACCACACGCATTTTATTTTCCTTTTTTAGCTTTCTGCGTAGAGTTCCACTCTCGCTTTAGTTTTTGAAGTTGTAGGTCATAGTCCTCAAGGTCTTGCAAACTTTCAAATCTCACTGCGCCCTTTTTCATTTGCTTCAAACTATCTTTGTTGATTGCCTTGAGCGAGTTTTCAACTGTCGCTTTGACTTCATCAACGGAGAGCTTTTTGTCATCTGGTATCAAGAATGCTAGTTCTAAACGGTAATTTGTTATTTTCACTTTGGTAGTAACTCCTTATTCAGCTTATAGTTTTATTATAGCACAAGCTATTTCTATTGTTTGTTCGTTAATCATAACTGCTCCTTATAAACATAAAGCACAATAACCCTAAGTGGGTCATATTATTCCCCCTTGTCTAACCCTGTTAATTTGTCAATTATATCTTGATAAACTCGTCTGCCAGTTTTTACAACTTCATAATCTACAAGGCCAGGGTTTTGTAAATCTTTTAATGCACTGACAATATATTCAATTTCCCTAATGTTTAATGTTACTCGCTTACTCATTACTTTGCTCTCCTTTGTTTGTGAGTTGGTCATAGTGATTTAACATCCTTTAATGCTTGCTCGACTTCATCTTTATTATAGGTTTGGTTGCCTATTTTTATGGTTTCTTTTGGTTCATCAGTTTTAATTGTCAGTTCACCGTCAAGACAAATAGGTTCACTATGGACTTCTCGTATGGCTTTTATAGATAAGCATTTAATTGAGTTGTAAACACTACAGAGCGCATAATATAGGATGTTCCCAGCGTTGATGTCCCTAGCGGTGATGTCCCTAGCGGTGATGTCCCCAGCGTTGATGTTCCCAGCGTTGATGTCCCCAGCGTTGATGTCCCTAGCGGTGATGTCCCAAGCGGTGATGTCCCTAGCGGTGATGTCCCCAGCGTTG